TGGGAAAAATATAGTCCGAATCAATATCTAGGCAGTGCCAGAAGATTACATAACTGGGTAGCTCTTGATGGCTCTGACTTTATGGGTATTGGCACACATTTAAAATACTATATAGAAGAAGGTCAAACTTTCAACGATATCACACCTATAAGACAGACGACTGGTGCGGGTGATGTAACTTTTGCAGCGACTAATGGCTCTACAACAATAACTGTTACAGATCCAGCACATGGTGCAAACGAAAAAGACTTTGTAACATTTTCTGGTGCATCAAGTTTAGGTGGTACAATAACTGCTACAATACTTAATGCAGAGTTTCAGATAACATCCTTGATAAGTTCTAATGCTTATGAGATTACGTCAAGTGTGGCTGCTAATTCATCTGATACTGGTAATGGTGGCAGTAGTGTTGTAGGTGCGTATCAAATAAATGTTGGATTAGATGTAACAGTCGGTGGAACTGGTTGGGGTGCTGGTCAGTGGAGTGGCACAACATCTGGTGCTTTGGCAACACAACTAGCAGAAGCACTAGACGCAAGTGAAACTGCAATAGATGTGGACAGTGCAACAGGGATTACGGCTGGTGATTTAATATTAATAGAAGAAGAACTAATTACAGTAGGCACGATAAGTTCTAACACATTAGGAACTGGTGGAGGTCCATCAACCAGAGGTGCAAGTGGCACAGATGCAGCAACACATGCAGACAATACTCTTGTAAGATTAGCAACTGGTAATGCAGACTCTGCTAATGACTTTGTTGGTTGGGGTAATGCAGCGAGCGTTACGGTTCCCGGAGCACAGATTAGATTGTGGTCACATGACAATTTTGGTGAAGATATTATTATAAATCCAAGAGATGGTGGTTTGTTTTACTGGGATAAAACAAATGGATTAGGTAACAGAGCCATAGAACTTAGTGCGACAAGCACATATTCTGGAGAGACAAGTGTGCCTACTGTTGCTAAACAAGTTCTTGTATCAGATCAAGACAGACATGTTATTGTGTTTGGTTGTGATGGATTAGGTGCAAATTCCTCTGCTCCACAGGGCAATGGTGTACAGGATCCATTGTTGATACGTTTTTCTTCACAAGAAAATCCAGTAGACTTTTTTCCAACTGCTACAAATACGGCAGGTGATTTAAGGTTAGGTGGTGGATCTACCTTCGTACAAGCTGTTGAAACCAAACAACAGATATTAGTCTTCACTAATAAAACACTACACGCCATGAAGTTTATAGGTCCACCATTTACGTTTGGTCTGCAAGAACTATCAAAAAATATAACCATTATGAGTCCGTTCTCAGCTATAGCTGTTGAAGATGCAGTGTATTGGATGGGCGTGGATACTTTCTACGTTTATTCTGGTGGTCAAACAATACAACTACCATGCACTGTAAAAGATAAAGTATTTTTAGATTTTAATTTTGAAGAACGGGATAAAGTACATGTAGGACTTAATTCAGAGTTTAGTGAAATATTGTGGTTTTATCCATCTTCTACTGGTGGGACAGTCGTAGATAAGTATGTCGCCTATAACTATACAGAAAAAGTTTGGTATTATGGAACACTTGCAAGACAGGCATGGCTTGATAGGGGTATAAGGAACTTGCCGCAAGCAGCAGGCAATCAGTATCTCTATAACCATGAGGTAGGGTTTGATGATGATGGATCTGCTATGACATCGTTTATTGAGTCATCCTCTATCGATATAGGAGATGGTGATAAGTTTGTGTTTTTAAAACAAGTGATACCGGACATTACATTTAACGGGTCTACCAGTGTCAACCCCGATGTAGCGTTTACAATGAAATCAAGAAATAATCCGGGTGCAAACTTTAATGAAACTACACAGGCCACGGCTCAAAGGTCTGCTACAAGCCCTGTTGAACAGTTTACAGAAAAATTAAATTATCGTTTACGAGGCAGATCTTTTGCATTAAGAATTGATTCCACATCGCTGGGAACTAAGTATAAGTTGGGCACTCCCCGTGTTGATATTAGAGAGGATGGTAGACGTTAATGTTAATCACTAGTATTCCTCAGTATATTCAAGGTGTTACAAATGCAAAGTTAGATTTAACTACCACTAATTTGACTACGCTATTTACTGTTCCCAGTGATGCCGACTTCAATGCAGCCGTCGTCAACTCCATATTGGTATCTGAAGATAGTGGCAATGCAGACACAATCACAGTTCAACTTGTAAACGGTAGTGATACATTTAGTTTATTTAAGGTAAAAGCAGTAGGAGCTAATACCACAATAGAACTACTTACAAGAGATTTAATACTGCAAAGCGGTGAGATATTGAAAGTACAAGCCGCAACAGCAGATAGATTGCATGTTGTAGCCAGTATACAAGAGCTGTCAAAAACTAGAGTTACAACGAGTGCGTTGTCAAGAATATAAGATTGAACTAATAAATAAAATAAGGTAGACTTTGGAACATGGACCAAGCACTTAAACAAGAAGAGATACCATCAGGTGGTATAGCTGACTTCATTTACAGTGATGAAGAGATCAAGCTTCTTGAAGAAAAGGAGCTACAAGATCTTTATGGCCAAAATGGTATAGCTCAATTCAAGGCTATCGGTAAAGAGATGGCTAACTTTGGTCGTTATGGCGATGATACGGTAGCTCATGTGGAGACAGGCGAGCTTATCGTTCCACGAGCCTTGATAGAAAACAATCCAAAGTTAAAAGAAAGCATATTTGGTCACTTGCGTGAGCTAGGTGTAGAAGACCCAGAAAGATATGTGGTTGGTACAAGCAAAAATAGTTTGAATCCAGACACAGGTTTACCAGAGTTTTTTCTCAAAAAGTTGTTCAAAGGAGCTAAGAAGGCTGTCAGTTCTGTTGCAAAAGGTGTTGGCAAAGCATTAAAAGGTGTAGGTAAGGCGCTCAAGAGAGTGGCTCCTGTCATAGTGCCTTTGGCTCTTAACTACTTCTTACCGGGTCTTGGAGCTGTGTATTCAGGAGCGTTAGGTGCTGGTATTACAACACTACTGCAAGGCGGCGACGTAAAAGACGCACTAAAGTCAGCTTTTGTCGGTGGTGCTACTGGTGCAGTAACCGCTGGTTTTGCTGGTCCTAACAAAGGACTAGAAGGTTTCGGTAAAAACATAGCTGCTGACGTAAGCGGAGGCACCGGTAATATAGGAAAAGCTTTAACTGAAGGAAGTTTCAAACCACTAACAAGTACCAGCTTGCCGAGTTTACAAGATGTAACTAAACAAGATACAAAACTAATAGATACTGATGTTAAAGTTGATAAATTACCAGCCTTATCAGAAAAAACTAGTTTAGATTTAGAAGGTGGTGTAGCACAAGGTGTAGATGGTTTTGGGTTGCCAAAAGAACCACCAACCGTTTTTGACAAACTAAAAAGCGGCGTAAGTAAAACCAGTGATGTTCTTTTTGGAGGGGAAAAAGTAACTCCTTTAGAGGTTCTAAAAAAAGAAAACCCAAATTTAACTTTTGAACAACTTAAAGGTATAGATAAGAACAGTGCTATATATTTAGATGCTGTAGACAAAGCAGCTGCACAAAGTCCGGGTTTTATTAGAAGATTTGGTCCATCAGCCGCTCTCGGCATAGCAGGCTTGTCAGCAGCGGGGGCTTTTAAAACTCCAGAAGAGGAAAACTTACCGCCTCTTGAGACAGGGTTTGACATATATAGAAAAGATCCAGACAGGTTTAATGTAGGCAACATTGATGTTAGAACAGCACAAGGACCTTTTCAGACAGATACTAGTTATGGTTTTGATTATACTGCTCCTGTTTTTCCTAGAAATCCTTTTCTACCCCCTGTCTCCACTCAAAATGTAGCTGAGGGTGGTGAAATATTTCCAAGACGTAATGGTGGTATAAGCCCAAGAGAAGGCACACCGGGTAAAGATAGTGTGAGAGCTATGTTAATGCCGGGTGAATTTGTTATGACAACAGACGCTGTGAAAGGTTTAGGTGGTGGAAACTTAGACAAAGGCATCAAAAACATGTATAGTGTAATGAGTAAACTAGAAAAGCGTGGAAAGGCGATGGCATAATGGCAACAGAAGAAGTTATCCAAACCGTTAGAGAAACGCCAGAAATAGAAGCGTATCGAATAGGATTACTAGAGTCTGCAAAGAAACTAGCAGATCAGGGTATTACCTTACCAACACAACAAGTAGCAGGGCTCACGGGTCTTCAAGAAGCAGCTAGACGTCAGGCAGAAGCTGGTGTTGGCGCATTTATGCCATATATAGAGCAAGCTGGACAAACAATAGGTGGGGCGGGGCAAACACTGGGCGGTGTTGAATCAGCACTAAGAGCTGGTGCCGGTCCAGTAACCCAAGAGATGATTGCTCGTAATATGAACCCCTTTCAACAGGCGGTGGCTGATGAGATCAACAGAGCATATGACAGGCAGTTAAGATCAAGTGCAGCTGGTGCTGTGGGAGCAGGAGCTTTTGGTGGCTCACGAGGTGAGATAGCGGCGTCGGAGATAGACAGAAACAGAGCATCTGCGTTAGCACAGGCTCAAGCACAGAACTTCATGCAGGCACAACAGGCAGCAGAAAGAGAACTTGGAAGGCAAACACAACTAGGACAAGGCATCGCGGCCCTTGCAGGACAGGAAGGTCAGCTTGGTTTGAGGCAGGCTGCTCTTGGAGAGACCGTGCAGGGTCTTGGTCAAAGAGACGTAGAAGGTGCATTTAGAATAGGTCAGTTGTTACAAGCACAGGATCAGGCTACATTAGATGCACAAAGACAAAGTGATTTGGCACAAATGTATGAGCCTTATCAAAGACTTGGTTTTTTGTCAGACATATATAGTAAAACACCAACGACACAACAGACTATAACACAGTCTACTTCACCTAATGTATCACCGTTTCAGCAATATTTAGGCCTCGGTATTGCAGGATTATCAGCGGCAGCAGGGGCGCAGAAAGCAGGGTTATTCGGATGATGAACAGAGCTTTATTACAACGGCAGATGTTTGCCAATGGCGGAGCAGCTGTGCCTAATGAATTTAAGGGTTTTTCTAAACTGCCTGAAGATGTGCAAATGAAGATGAACCCAGCATTAGCTAAAAAGTATGAAGAAGGCGGGGATGTTACACAAGGATTTGATCCAGCTAATCCCTATAATGTAGCTAAATTTTTCAGAGACAATCCGGGTACTACTGTATCAGATTATAATAATTATTTTGGTACAAATTTAGATCCAAAAGAGTTTGGAATATTTGAAAAGCCTAAGCCTATGGAAGAAGGCGGCGTAGCAGGTCTCATGTCACAACCAGATATGGCGGCCATGCCTATGGGATCTACGCAAGAAGCTGTTGACCCAGCTGTGTTAGAGACTGCACTACAAGGCGCTTCAGAAGAGGTTGGCGATCTAGAGCAAGCTGGTGATTTTAAAAGCATGATGGATCAGTTCTCTGGCGAAGAAAAGTCAGAAGAAGAAAGACGAGATGATTTAGCAAGCATAGTTGGACAAGAGGATGCGGCTCAAACACCAGACAGTGTTTTGGCACTTGTTACACCAGTTGTACAAATATCTATGTTAGATCAGGGTATCGCACCGATGGCTCAGGAAGCGATGGACACACCAGTTGAAGGCGACATGGCCGGTGGTATAATGAGCATGACGGGGGCTGGCAACGAACCACCCGTAAATTTTAACCAAGGCGGGGAGGTCCTCCGCCGTGGAGACGAGGACCCAGTTCAGTTTTTTAAAGTAGGTGGTGTGGCGCCTATGACAGATTATCAACAAAAGGTTGGTGAGACCGCACAAGCTTTACTACCCACCTTTCAACAGTTTATGCCTACAACTGATCCTGATGTAGCAAAACAAAGACTGCAATCTGATATTTTGTTTGATATTGCAAACACGGCTTTAGCTTTTTCTGCTCCTATGGAAGGAGAAAGACCGGGTTTAAGTGCAGCTGAGAGATTAGCTTTGGCTACGCAGAAGACACAACTGCTTCCTAAGATACAACAAAGAACAGCTAAAAGTGCCGCAGAACAAAAAGCTCAAGAGACTGCAATAAAGTCCGGTGCTTTGCAAGCTGCGTTGGGAATGGAAACAGCTAGGTTAAAACAAGTAGGTGCGGAAAGAGTTACTTCTTTAAAAGAGGCTCAAGAAAACGCAAGAACTGTTAAGACGCTTGATTTTAAAAGAAAAGAGGGCGTGAATGAGCGCACGCACAAAACAGCACTAGCGAACCAAGAAACACAATTAAAGATGGCTTTACAAGTACTAGAGGGTAAACAAGATTTAGCTTCCATATCTGCAAAAGCTACTTATGAGGACGCTTTGCAAAAGTTAAAAGGTCAACAAAAGATTAATGAGCTTGGTATAGAGCAAGAAAATAAACTTGAACAAATAAATAAAGAGATAATTGGCAGAAAAGATTTAGCCAAGATAAATAACATAGCCAGTATGGAAGAAGTTATAAAAAAGATTGAAAGCACCGAGGGTATCGAAGCTGCAAAAATAACAAGTAGAGAACTAATAGCAACTGAAAAAAACAATACAGACAGGCTTATTAATCAAAATAACATAGCACAAAAAGACAGACGTTTAAAGTTGGATAAAGTAAGAGAAAGCAATCTAGTTGCTGACAGACAAGCCAAAAACCAACAGGCGATTGCTGAATTAGATCTTAAAAAAGTCACAGAAGCAAGACAGACACTTGAGGGTTTAAGAGACTTTGAACTTAGAAAAAAAGCTGGTTTAAGAGATGAAAAGAAATTAGCTTTACTAGAAAAAGAACTTAATGAAGTTAAAATAGCTGAAACAGAAATAAAAAGATTTACCGCCGAAAATAGAGCTGAGAACGACGCGGCTGTTTTAGAGTTTAAAAACAAAGAGTTAAACAAACTTGTTGAATATAGAAACACTTCTAATAATCTTAAAGCAGAGTTAAATCAGATAACTCGATCTAATAATGTTGTTAACCAACAACTAAAAGAGAAAGAAATTACATTAAAAACCCATAAGGCACAGCTTGAGACTTTTGGTACAGGACTTGAGGGTAGAACTTTAAATATTGTAACAGATGCTAAGAGGTTTACAGCGTACGCCGATGGTGCAAATGATCCGCAGTTTGAAACAGCGATACAAAACTATGTCGCAAAAACTACTGATATTAAAGGTGAAACAACTGAGAAAGAACTGCCTCCATATTTACAAGATGTTCTAAAACAACGATTACAAAAAGGACTTACTATACCAAATATACCTTTGAGTAAATTAAATTTAAGTAAAGCAGAAATGGAAGCATTTGGTCCTATTAGCGAAGAAAAAGGTAATGCAGCTGTAACTAAGATAATTGATCCAAATGTAGATTTGACTGATGCCACCGGTTTTGTATCTTCTTTAAAATCAGGCATGAGGTTCTTAGCTGGTCAAGCTTCTGAAATCGGAGTTGGTAGTGGAGATGTATTTAAAGAAACATCTGCTGGTAGAAAAATGTTAAACGCTTTGGCCAACTCAACAGAGAGATTTATAAGAGAAGCTACAAACGACAGACTTGATGTACAGAGTTTAGCGAGACTACAGAAAGAATTAGTCAGACCTAGTGGTTTTAGAACAGATGCGGATGCTTTATCTCAACTTGAAGTAACTAGAAATGTCATGCAAAAGACAAAAGAAGAACTTCAAGATATAATTGATAATCCAAAAAAATACAGAGATGTAAGTTTAGATAAGGCAAGAAAAGCTATTACACTTACAAGTGGACTTATTGACGAGTACGGCACCGCTATCAATAGTTACAAAAGGTTTGGTGGTTTTAGAGAACAAGGCGGAGGCTCTGAGCAGTTATTTAAAAATATAATTAAAAAGAGAAAAACTAATTAATGGCTAATATGTTAGACATATCTACTCCAGATGGAGTGGTCTCGGTTCCTGAAATTGAGTTTAGTGCAGATGAAGCTAGTTATTTCACTAAAGACTTAGGACCTGAAGGGGCTACATCGTTTCTTGCAAAAAGTGCAACGGACGAAATAAGTCAACAATTTCCAGAATTATTTAATTATACATCATTAAAAGACGGCACAGCTAAATTATTTGATCTTGACCCAGAGCTTGCAAACATACCTACTAATGAAAGGGCATTAACTGACGAAGCTATTCTAAAACAATTTACTAACTTAGAAGATGTTGGATTTTTTACAGGATTTGGTCGTGAATTATTAAAGTCTGGTCCTAGCGGAGCTGCTTTTTTTGCAGGAGCTAAAGCTGGTTCTGCTATTACATCAGGTATACCGCCCGTAAATCCATTACTAGTTGGTGTAAAATTTGGTGTGCCTGTTGTAACAGGAACACTTGCTGCTTTCGCTGGTTATGATGCCGGAGAAGACTTATCTAATTTTGTTTTTGGAGATGAAGCTCTACCAATACCAAGCCATAGAGCAGCATATGAGGCTGGTAGAACCACAGCTGGAGGTTTAGCGTGGTTGCCAATGCCGTTTTTAATATCAAAAAACGTAAGTTTTGGAGCTTCAACATACCTTAAAAATTTAGATGAAATAATTAAAACGGGTGCTCCGCAAACAGGATTACAGAGAAGTAAGCCACCTTTATCTACTAAGTTAATAAGTGGTGTTGAAACTTTGTTAAACAAAACAGGTCAAGAATTTAGAGACAAACCAAAAAGAATGGCTTTCTTAGAAGGTTTGAGTTTATCCGGTGCCACAATCGGTGCTTTTACAGCAGAAAGTGTTGCTCCTGAAGAGGGCGTAGTGAGGATACCCTTTGAAATTGCAGGAGGTATTGCTCCTCAGCTCGCTTTCGGTAGCGTAATTAAAAACTTTGAAACTATAAAAGCTGCTATTAAAAAACCTTTTTCTGCTGAGGGTCGTAAGGAAATGTTTCAAGGAGCAGGTCTTGGTAAAGAGAAAAGACAGTTGGATGCTGTGCGAAGAGTAAGAGAAATATTAAATGAGCAAGGAGATGATGTTGAGGCTTTGATTGCAGCTTTGGATGACGACTCTCTTACAAAACAATTAGGTGATCTTAATCTTACAGCTGGTCAAAAGACAGGTAATCCAACTCTTATGGCGATAGAAGCAAGTTTAGCTTCTGATTCACGAGGTTTGGGTAAGACAAGAAATGAAGCTCATCTTAGAGCAAATAAAGCCATACGAAACTTAATAAATGCCTTAGTAGCTACTGGTGATAAAACAGCCATTCAAGAAGCAGCTAAATTACAAAAACTTAGATTTGATGGGTATTTAGCAGAACAATTAGCTCTCAAGTCAGATAGAGTTTTGATGGCTTTCAAAGCGGTGACTAAAGGTGGGCCGATAAATAATAAGAAGTTATCTGAAAAATTATTTGAGGTGACAGGCTCTGCTTTAGCAGAAGCAAGAAATCAAGAGAAGAGATTATATAGAGATATTGGTAATTTAGAGATTACATCTTTTGTAAATACAGAAGGTAATCCTATCGATACCCCAAACTTCATAAGATATTTTGAAAGAAATATGCCTACAACTAATGAGGCTTATGCAGAGTTTTTAAAAGATTTAGGTCCATTAAATAATTTCGTGGCAAGAAAAAAGATTGAACTTGGTTTGGAAGATGTAACACCCGGACAAACTGCCAATCGTTTAGCTGAGTTTGACAAGGTTATTGAGCAAATAAAAGCAAGAGGTGTTTTACCACGACGTACAGATAATCTAGTGCTAAACGTAGTTGACCAAGCAAGAAAAGATTTAGATTTTGGAGAGCTCGATGAACTTGATGCCGGTCAATTAACCACTCTCTTATCAACAATACGAAACAATCAACCTATACAAGCTACAGATGTATTTAGGGGCGGCACAACTAGACAAGCTTCAGCTGAAAGACAAAGAGCCTTTAATCAAAGAAAAACAAATTTTAAAGATGCTCTTGAATTAGTAAACACTCTTAGAAAAAGAAAAATAGAAGAAGCAAACATTCCTATATCTGAAGCAACCGATGAATTAAAACCACTAACTGTGAATGAAATTAGAGATATGCGTTCATTAGCTCTTGCAAAGGGTAGAGCTTTAACAGCTTCTGGAGAGGCAAACAAAGCTAGAATAGCATATGGTTTTGCTGAAGCTCTCTTAGACGATTTAAATAGTGCCCCCGAAGGTGTAAACGCAGCTTTTGATACAGCAAGAGCTTACTCAAAATCTTTAAATGATACATATACTCGTGCCTTTGCTGGTAACATCTTATCTAAAGCAAAGACAGGGGCTGAACGAATACCACCAGAAATACTTCACACAAAGTTGTTTGTAGGCGGTGCTGATCCAAGTTATTTAAGAATCACACAAATAGAAGACATAGGTACCTTTGCCAAAGATCAGGGACTCGAAGGGGCTGACGAGACAATAGCCACGATCCACGGCACACTAGATCAACTTATAAGAAACGCCAGAGCAGAAGCTTTTGATCCTGAAACAGGAACAGTTAATGTAAAAAAACTACAGGACTGGAATAGAAAAAACGCAGATCTCTTAGACAACTTCCCCGGTTTAAAAGCAGACTTAGAAGAGGCAGGAAAAGCAAATGTACTATTAAATCAATGGGTTGATAAAGACAAAAGAATACAAAAAGTAATTAACTCGCAAAAAACTTATAGGAATCTAACTGGTTACGAAAACCCTACAAAAGCTGTGGTAGAGGCTATAAACTCAAGATTTCCAACTAAATCTCTAATGTCTATGATTAGAGTGGCTAAGGACAATCCAGAGGCTTTAGCTGGATTAAAAAGTTCGATGCTAGATGCAGCCCTTGTAAAAGCTGGCGGCACTAGTGAAACCTTTAGTCCTAGAGCTTTGTATGAAACATTATTTACAAAGATACCTAATGCTTTAGATCGCAACACAACTCTTATGAACATTATGCTAAAAAATGATGTAATCAAAGAAGGTGAAGCAAATAACTTCAAAAAGTTAATAACTGAAATGGTAAAACTTGAAGCAGCTGAAAGTGCCGGTAGACTTGGAGAAGTCATTGAGGGCACAGGAGCAATCATGGATTTTTACCTTAGAATTACAGGTTCTGCCATAGGTACAAAATTACAAGGCGCTGTTTTTGGTGGACAAGGACCGGGAGCATTGGTGGCAGCTGGTGCTGGTTCAAAAGCTCTTCGTAATTTATTTAACTCAATACCTGAAAGCATGAAGACAGATGTAATGACTGAGGTCATGGAAAACCCACAATTACTAGCTACTTTACTTAGAAAAACAAAAGACCAACAACAAAAACAAAACATCGCAAGTAAGTTAAAAAAGATACTAGCAAAAGCTGGTTACATTACAATAGGTAAGCCTGTAAAAGAAAGTTTTAGATCAGCGCCTTTTGCCATAAGAGAGATTGAAGAAGAAGAGATAGACATGACAGACCCAACATTTGAAGGTGTTGGTCAACAGAGTTCGGTAGATTTGCCCAGACAGGGGTTTCCCACCACCCAAAAGGCAATAGTACCAACCAGCGGAGTGAACAACCGCCTCGCGGCTAATGTGGGCACAGCCCCACAGGCCGCGCCTAACCCTAACCAAAGACAACAGTTCGCATCACTGTTTCCAAATGATCCAATATCTGGATTGATAAATGCACAGCAGCCTGTAAGGTTGATGGCTGAGGGTGGAGCAGTTCCACCAAGACAAGTTGATATAAAAGGTCAGCCTCACATGCTTGCATACATCACGCCACAAGAAGGCGGTATATTACAGTTGCTTGGCGGATCAGGCGCACCGGGACCTATGGGTATTCCAAGTTTTGCTGACATAGGCGGAGGTCCAGATGGTGCCAGTCAACCCGGTGCGGATCAGAGTGATGATCCTAGCGATAATCCTAGTTATGGAGGAGACACGGGATATAGTGGCAGCATTTCTGACGCAATGGCTGATACGTCACCTACAGGAATGAGCGGAACTGGTGGAATTGGGGGCTATGGTCCTTCTAGCGTAGGTTCTACTAATATAGGCTTAGATGACAGCATCGCAGCTATGGCGGATGTGATGAGTGGCTTATCTAAAGGTGTATCGGGTTTAGAAAATATGCAAGGGTCTGTAACCTACGCTCCTGTAAAAAATGTTCCTTATGGTTTATTTGGTTTAATGAAAAATGCTATGAACCGACACGCTAGATCTTCTTTATCAAAAGGTTACCAGCCAGAATTTTCTATAGATCCTACCACAGGTAATATTACATCTGTCACAGGAAAAGGCGGGCCCGGTATGTCAATACCCGGAATAGGCAGTCTTATGTCGATGATAGGAGCAAACATGGGCGGAATCACGACCACAGGATATTCTGGAAAGGGTGTAGATGATAGGAACAATAATATGGGTGGCGAAAGTGAATCTGGTATTCAGACTTTGAGACCAAGACAAGAGTTTCAAGAAGCTAAAAAAATAATAAACCCTATGGACATTTACCAAGTAGATCCAAACAGATATAGATTATTCGGATCATAACATGCAACTTAGTAAAAACTTTTCATTGCTTGAACTAACTAAAAGCCAGACGGCTGAACGTAAGGGTATAGACAATACACCTAACGCAGATCATATATATAACCTTACTGCCTTAGCTGAAAACATCTTGCAGCCAGTGCGAGATGAATGGGGCTCCTTTATAGTTTCAAGTGGGTTCCGGTCTGTTGCTCTTTGTCAGGAGATTGGCTCAAAATCCACCAGCCAACACGCAAAAGGTGAAGCAGCTGACTTTGAGGTAGCCGGTGTAGACAACTACAAACTAGCATCTTGGATAGAAGAAAACTTACCCTTCGATCAGCTTATCTTGGAATGTTACACAGGTGGCAACACAGGTTGGATACACTGCTCATATGTACCAGACGGGCGTAAAGAAACACTAACCTATGACAGACAGAACGGCTACAGAAAAGGTTTGTTACCTTAACCAGTTCTTAGTCTCCTCGTTTAATACTTGGTCAGCTAAGTTTATTTTATTACGCAGAGCTTCTACTATCTTCTCATCTATGGTATCAGGTGCAATTAAATCGACGTAAGTCACTGATTTCTTTTGACCTATTCTATGTGCCCTGTCTTCAGACTGTAACCGGCTCTCCAAGTCATAGCTGTTACTATAATATATAACAGTGCTTGCCTCGTTCAGTGTAATACCATAGCCACCAGTCTTTGGATGACCAACAAAGAACCGCAACGGGCTGTCTGGGTCTTCAAAGCGTTTAACAATATTTTGCCTGTCTTCTTGCTTAGTCGCACCATAATACGCGGCTACCGAATCAGCACCATAAACAGCCGTAAGATTTTTTATTATCTCTTGTATGCCGTACACATAATTACACCATATAATAGCTTTGCCTGAGTTCTCTTCTACGACGTTCATCAGCTCAGTAATTCTATTGTTATCAAGAACTTGCAAACGACCTTCGTCGCTTTCAAGATAACCACAACATATCTGCTGTAAGCGCATAAGCTGAGTTAACACACTGGCTGTTGTTGCAAGCTCGCCACGCTCTAGTTGTGCCAGTGCGAATCGCCTCATTTGCTCATAAATCGTAGTCTGCTCACTAGTCAAAGCGACGTTTCTTTTTACATAAATCTTGTCAGGTAAATCCAGACAGTCCTTCTTTAATGTCCTAGCAGAAAACCCTGTAAGTATGCCGTTCAGCTCATCTAATCTTCTATAGCCTACTATGTCGTTGAAGCTACGGCTACCAAAGGTTTTGCGCTGTACAACTGCATATCTGTTCTGAAAAGCAAAATAGCTAGACTGACCAAGAGCCATGGAATCTAAAAAACCGCACTGAGAAAACAAATCCATTGGCGATTTAGTTACAGGCGATCCTGTAAGTATACGCTTGTATTTAGCGTACTTACTGATTTGTAATATGTTCTTGGTTCTATTAGCTTTTCTATTCTTAATAGTTGTGCTTTCATCTATAACCATGATGTTGTCTTCGTTCTTTCGTAAGAAATAGTAAGCCGCCTTCTTGCCCCTGTCTGAGCTGAAAGCCTCTATATTCATAATTAGAAACTTAACACCGGCCATAGTATGAAACACAACCTTTTGCATATCGTCCTGAAACTTCTTAGCCTTGCTTGGTTGCCAACGCACCACGAACCTTTCTATCTCGTCAGGTAAGTGATTCGGTATCTCTTGTTTTACCCAGTTATCGTACACACCCTTGGGTGCAATTATCAGTGCAGAATCTATTTCGCCTTCTAATTTAAGCTTGCCAATCGTATCAATAATAACTTTTGATTTACCTAAGCCCATCTCCATAAACAAGGCGTAGTATGGTCTTTTCCAACTGTCATCAATGATTTCTTCCTGATGCTTGAATGGTTTTGTCTTATAGATATACATTTTTTATCTCCGTGCTTGACATATAAGATAAACCTTTTATATTCTTATATCAAGACAATAATAAAAGTCTTTAATCACGAAACACGAAAGGAGATGTTATGAGTGATTTAATGCAACAAGTAGAGGCGGATGCACAAAGCCTCGGCGATCTAAGTGATCTTTCTACAGATAAACTTAGTAGCGTAGCTGAGACAGCTGAAAATATTAAGCAAAAAGAAGATGAAGTATTCCAGCTTGAGGAGAAACTCAAACAGGCTAAAAAAGATCTGCTTAAAATGACAGATGAAGATTTGCCTATGTTAATGGAAGAGATCAATCTTGAAAGCTTTACGTTATCAGATGGTTCAAAAATAAATATAACCCCAACATACGGGGGCACAATCAAGGTTGACGATAGACCTGAAGCACATCAATGGCTCAGAGATAATGGTTTTGGAGATCTTATTAAGAACTCTATAGCCGCAGAGTTTGGTATGGGCGAAGACAATCTAGCTAAGGATTTTTATGAAACAGCTTTAGCTAAAGGGTTAAATGTTAATCAAAAAGAACAGATCCATAACATGACACTGCGTTCTTGGGTAAAAGAACAGACAGAGGCTGGTAATTCTATTCCGTCTGTGTTTGGTGCATGGACAGGTCGAAGAGCTAAAATCACAAGGAGTAAATAATGTCGAATGTAGCTAAAAAGAAACCAGCAAAGGTTGTTGGTATAGATCAATCAATATTTGAGAATGACTCAGGTCTTGGTAATTCAGAAATAGATCAGGACGTACTTGGTATTCCTTTTCTAAAAACTAACTTATCGCCTGCCGTATTAGATGCAAACAGAGGTGCATTGAAAGGCGATATGTATAATACTGTAACTGGTGAAATATACAATGGAACAGAAGGTGTGTTAGTAATACCGTGTCACTTTCAAAGACGTTTCATTCATTGGTCCGCACTTGGCGACGATCAAAAAGCACCGATTGCAATCTACGACAAAGCATCTGACTGTCCAAAAACAGATAGGATAAAGAAAGATCAAGGCGATAATAAAGATTATTTACTTGATGGTTCTGGTCACTACATTGAAGAGACACACCAACATTATGTCCTTGTCTGCAAAGAAGATGGCACCACAGACGCTGTGATGATTGCTATGAAAAGCACATCACTAAAGAAAAGCCGTCAGTGGAATATGTTAATCCAAACCAGACGTAAGCAAAGAGCTGATGGTTCTACTTTTCAACCACCAAGGTTTTTGTATCTTTATAAACTTTATACTGTGATGGAAAGCAATGCTAAAGCAAGCTATGCCGTATGGGAGGCTAAGTTAGAAAAAGAATTATCTAACATCAATGTCTACAACGAAGCTAAAGCTTTTGCTATGTCTATAGAGAAAGGAGCTGTTGAAGTTAAGCACGAGCAAGAAAACCAAGACACTCCAGTAACTGAACCGCAAGCTAAAACTCAGCAACCGGCTGATGAACCATTGCAGAAAGATATACCGTTCTAGTCATGTGGGAAACTTTTAGTTCAATATTTGATGGACTGGAAGAAGCCTTCGGAACGTATAAGATAGATAAGACCCAGACCAATGGTAAAAAGTCTGGAAGAGCGTCCCTAGTAAGGGAAGTACGGACTAAGGATCATTGGTTGGGTCATCTGTCAGGCAAAGGCGACTCTCTCGGTATCATTCCGATCAACGCTAACTCACAGTGTAAGTGGGGGTGCATAGATATAGATATGTATCCACTAGACCACAATGTGTTAGTACAGAAGATCAGAAAGATGAAACTACCTCTGGTTGTGTGTAGATCAAAGAGTGGTGGCGCACATTGTTTCTTGTTCTGCACTGACTGGATTGATGCCAAAGATATGCAACAGACATTACAACACATATCCGCATCTCTCGGTTATGGCCAAAGCGAGATATTTCCAAAACAGATAAAACTGCATCTCGATAGAGGAGACGTAGGTAATTTTCTTAACCTACCGTATTACGATGCTGAAGGCGGTCTTAGGTACGGTATCAAGGACGATGGCACTTCTGCTACTCTTGAAGAGTTTATAGCGCTGTATGAGCAGTATAAGCAGACTATCGAGCAGATTGTATCGTTACAGATAGAAGAAACACCTGACACAACTATAAAAGACGGACCACCATGCTTACAGACGCTATGTGCCAGTAAGATAAGTGAGGGTGGACGCAACAATGGATTATTTAATATCGCAGTGTATCTGCGTAAAGCATATCCAGACAGCTGGGAGACAGAAATACTTACATACAATATGACATTTTTAGACCCACCGCTTCCTTTATCAGAAGTCAACATAGTAGCTAACCAAGCTAAGAAGAAAGATTATGCCTACAAATGCAACGATGCACCTATCAATGCACACTGTAATAAAGAGTTGTGTAGAACTAGGATGCACGGCGTGGGGTCAGCGGTACAAGGCGCAACCATAGCTAACCTTAGAAAGTACAACTCCATACCACCCGTGTGGTTTATGGATGTAAGTGGAGAGCCTTTGGAGCTCGATACAGAAGCGTTACTATCACAACCTACATTTCAGAAAGCTTGTCTTGAACAGCTGAACTTCATGCCAAGAACAGTAAGCAAGCAAGTGTGGGAGGCTCGTATCGGTGCGCTAATGACAGAGATGAAAGAAAATGAAGCGGCTATCATAGAAGTTGCAGAAGATGCAAGCACTAGTGGTCAGTTCTATGATTACCTAGAAGAGTTCTGTAGTCATCTACAGCAAGCACAGGAAAGAGAAGAGATATTGTTAAGACGGCCTTGGACAGACGAAGAGGCTAACTTAACCTACTTTCGGCTTCGTGATTTTGAGAACTTTCTTAAAAAGAATAAGTTCTTTGATTACAAGTCTCACAAGATTGCCCAGCGCTTACGGGATATAAATGGGTCCAGTTTGGTTATGAAAATAAGTAACCGTTCCGTTCGCGTTTGGGCAATACCATCCTACCATAACATGGATCATCAATTTAATACACCCGATATGGGTCCAAAAGAAAAGGAGCCTTTTTAATGACAGACGAAAGACTAGTTAAGGCTAATGGCCTTGAAGATGCAATCATAGGTGTAGGTAGCCGTATCAATATGCCTGAAGTTTTAATCTATAGTTATAATAAATGTGTAGATATATTTATGAAACGAGACGGTATGACCCACGAAGAGGCTATCGAATGGATGGATTACAACGTAGTCGGTGCATGGGTAGGAGAAACCACACCTATATTTGTGCATGAGATACCATCTGACCAGAAGATAGATGAGTTCTTAGAGGAGCTTGGCTTCGACCAGTCCGCTAACGACAACTAATGTTCAGAATCTTTGGACCACCCGGCACGGGCAAGACAACCACGCTACTCAATATGGTAGACGAACAGCTACAAAAGGGCACGAACCCTAACCACATAGCGTTCCTTGCCTTCACAAAGAAAGCGGCTAACGAGGCAAAAGAAAGAGCCGCCAAGCGTTTCGACCTCGATCCAGACGAAGATCTTTGTTTCTTCAGAACCTTACACTCACTGGCGCTGTCCATGACTGAAATAAGGACAGAACAAGTCATGTCAGGCGTACACTATCAGGAGCTATCCAAGAAGATTGGTATTAGCCTCAGCAAATCGCCGTCACTAGATGCAGAGATACAAGAGATACAAAGCAACGATCATCCTATACTTAACACAATCAACTTAGCACGGCTCAAGAAAGTAGACATAAGACAGCTCTACAATGAAACATACATAGAGTATGACTGGAACACCGTTAATTATGTCCATCAGTGCTACAAAGAATACAAGCTCAAAAACAATCTATATGACTTTACAGATATGCTCCAGAGCTTCATTGACACAGCAGATCAATGCTGTCCCACATTTCAGGTTACTTTCCTAGATGAAGCACAGGACCTTAGCCCTTTACAGTGGGACATAGCCCATGCTTTGGATAAGAAGTCGCAGTTTATGTTTGCAGCTGGGGATGATGACCAAGCCATATATAGATGGGCCGGAGCTGACGTAGAACATTTTATAGCTCTGGATGGCTCAAGCGAAACCCTGTCACAATCATTTCGTGTACCTAAATCAATACACGCCGTAGCAGAACAGATAGTCGGCAGAATAAAACATAGATACCCAAAGCGCTATCAACCCAAAGATGAAGTAGGCTCCGTTAAACATATAGCCCGTATAGATGATCTTGATTTATCTGAAGGTCAGTGGCTCATCATGGCTCAGGCCGGTTACATACTGAACCCAGTCGCTGAGACCTTGAAGTCTCTGGGATTACTCTATACGCACAAAGGCCACAGGTCTATCTCGGCTAGAATATCTTCAGCAGTGAATGGCTGGGAACAGCTCCGTAAGGGACGGTCCATTACACTTGAAGCGGCTCGTGACGTCTACAGCTACATGAGCACCGGCACACGGGTCAAGCGTGGATTTAAAAAGCTGTCTGGATTAGATAGTGATGTATTACTGGACATGACGTTCTTGCAAGAGCAGTGCGGTTTGCTAGTCGGCGATGAGCTGATATGGCATAAGGCGCTTGATAGATTGCCTGAAGAACAGCGTGTCTACATAACAGCGCTGTTGAGACGAGGAGAGAAGTTCAATGCAGAGCCTCGCATTACTGTGTCCACGATACACGGTGCCAAAGGCGGAGAAGCTGATAATGTCGTCTTGTTTACAGACCTGTCACCCGCGGCTGACGAGGCTTTTCGTGTAGGCAACGACGATGTTCACAGAGTGTTTTACGTCGCCGTCACGCGAGCTAAACAAAATCTATACATCATAGAACCAGAGGACAACAATAGGAGTTACTACATATGAAAATCAAGTATAATAGATTTTACTACAACCCTTTGCCTGACGAAGTGTGTATCAAAGAAAGTTCAGTGCATGGGCATGGTATATTTGCCTCGTCT